GCGTGGCGCTACCGCCGCACGACATCCACCTGCCCCGCATCGTTTCAGGGTTGCACATCATGTCCTCATGATTGCCACGCAGGCGCACCGCACCGGGGATCGAACGCACCAGTTCTACCACTTCGCGGGACTGGCTGCCCCGGTCGATGTAGTCACCGAGTAGGATCAGCTGTGCGCCCTCCGGCACCATCTCCAGTAGTCGTTTCAGTTCGGTCAGGCGACCATGGATGTCGGTGATGACGCAGGTCTTACCCATTGCCCAGCACCCGCTCCAGAACATCCAGTTCTTCCAGCGTCAGGTGACTGACGTCCAGCGTATGCGTGACCTGCACGTTCGATGTCGCTTCGATCTCCAGCTTGTCGCCGTACCGCTTGGGCCGACGTCTGCCAGCGCACCATTTGTAGGCGTCAATGGCCACGCGGGCTGCCGCCGGGTCGACCAATCCCTTCAAAACTTTCTCCGAAACATCAGAGATTTTGTCGGCATCGTGGTCCGCACTATCTTCACGCGCCTGCCCGTAATTTGCGGCAAACTCCGGGTGATCTCGAACCCACCGCAGCACCGTTGCATACGACGGCAGATCGGGCCGCTCCTTCAAAAAGGTAACGAGGCCAACCCCGTCAGAAATGGCCTCTAAAATTTGATCTGCTGCGCCCTCATTGAAGGGCATTGGCGGTCTACCTGTGACCATGGTGGCACCTCGTTCATGAATATGGTGCCACCATAACGTGTTTATGCCGGGCGGGCAATCTTGGTCTGCCGCACGCCATCACGGATACCATGCTCAGTGACGGTGGCCTTAACGGTCAGGCGCTCACCGCGATCACCGAGGCACTTGGTGCCCTTGTAGATCACCACGTTGCCCGCGTCATCGTTCATGACGTGCAGGTAGGACGTGCCGTAGATGCCCTCCATCGTGACAATCAGGCGGATGGTGACGGTGAACATCTCGCGCTTGCCCACGGTGCCGATCCAGCCGGACGTGTCGGCGTCGATCTTGGTTGCATCGGCGCGTGCCTTGGCGCGCTCTGCCACACGGGCCTCACCGCGTGCGATCATCGCCAGCACCGCGTTGTTCTGGCCCACAGTCAGGCCACCGAACTCCATGGCGCTTTCGCGCATCTTGCTGAAGAACTCGCCAGTCGACGCAGCGACCACCGGGTGCAGACGGTTGTTGGCACCCACCATGTCGAACTCGCCCATCATGTGCAGGAAGTCGTTTGCGCGCTCGGCACCATCCATTGCCATCCACTTGGCAAAGCCAGTCTTGGCGCGGTTCAGGCGGATGTTGCGGGCGATGGCGTTGTTGTAGGCGGTTTCGTTTTCGATGAAGGACATGATCGGCTCCAGTGGTTGGGTGGGTCGTACCCCCTGATACACCGTACAAACCAAGGGGTCAACAGCTAATTTTACTGGACCGGGAGGATCGTCACATTCAACCAGTTGTGGTTTTCGCTGGTCGCCTTCAGCTTCGCCGCGAGGTCGGCCCGACCGCACCACCCGAGGTTCTGGTACTTTTCGTAGTAGCCTTGCTCCAACTTCTTTTCGATGCGCGCGAGTGCTTCCTTAACTAGCTTGTCGCTGTAATCCTGTCCGGTGTTGCAGCCGCTTACTAGTTCCTGCGCCCCCTTAATGCGAAAGCTTCGCTGTGTTTCGTTGTCTCCCTCCAGCCACTGCGACGTGCCGTCTGCGAGCGCCTTGTGGTATTTGAAATTCGAGCAATGAGTAGCGCGAGCATCCCTTGATGACACCATTTTTACAGCCGCCATCCATGAAGGGCGTCCCACCACCGTGTGCGTGTACGTCCGGGTTTTGGACGTGCGGGTGTGAGCTTTGCCTGCGGGGTCGATTGCGGTGAACTTGTTCATGATCATGCCCTTGCTTTGAATACGTTGAGGCGACGCATCGCCTGCTTCATGGTCAAGTAGCGGTCCATGACGCGGACGCTGCCACGGTTGCCCAAGCACACCACCTCAAAGGGGCGGCTGCTGTCATATGTCGATTTACGGACGTAGAAGGTGTTCATGATGGTCTCCAGTGGTTGGGTTGGTGACTATTCTTTATTGGCTTGTTTCGTACGATGCAACAACAATTTTGCCTCTTTTCGAATTCTGTTCTGATCCACCTCTTTGTGGGTCTTCGCGATGTGAGCCGCGATCCTGTCTAACGCATCTGACCCATAGCGACGACGCTTCAGGATCACCTCCAGTATGTGCTGGGCCGCCTCTTCATACTCGGTCAAAACGGAACCTCCCTGTCCCTGTACCATGTGCCGCCGGGTGGGGCGCGAACCACTGGGGGCTTGGGGGCCTCCAACAGCCCGATCCACCGCATGAATGCCATCAGGTCGGCTGGCATCACAGCTTCCACCCCTTGGCCCTGCCAATCTCCTTGATTGCCGCGATGACGGCCTTGGCCTCTTTCTTTCCGAGGATGCAGATGACGTTATCATCTTGACGCAAATTCATCAGTTCGCAAATCAGGCCATAATCCTCGGCCAGTATGTCCCATTTGGTTCCGCAGTCGCTTTGGATGACCACTTCCTTTGCCATCATACTTCCTCCCCAAGCAGTTGTTCATTGCAGTCGCCGCAGATCAGGCTTGAACCCTGCTTGGCCCAAGCTTTATTCCCGCAGCCGCATTCGTGTTTAATTTTGGACAGGTCTTTTTTCTTGGCAGCCTTGGACGCTGGGCGCGTGAAGTATGGCAGGTCGAACGGCATCAGATCGGCCATGGCGCACTCAAACGGCCCGCCAGCGTCGATTAGGTGCGTGACCTTGCGCCCAGTCATCTTGCCACCCTCTGCACCCGTGTCCGTGGGCGTCAGGCCAACGCGCAACATCAGTTCTGCCCATGCCATGTTGTGATGCCCGCCCTTGGATGGGGTGCCGTACAGCTCCTGCTCCAGATGCGTCATCTCATGCACCAGCGTCGACAGAACGGCTTCAATGGTCCGGTCCATCGTTGTCGGGTTCAGGGCGATCTCGTGGGTGGTGTCGCCGTCGCGGTGGTTGAACTGCTCGGCCCAGAAGTACCCGTGGGCACCACGCTTGCGGGTCAGCGTGAACATGACCGGGGTCAAACGCTTTTCAAACAACACCTCGTTGAAGTGATCGAAGGCGCGCTCAAGCCCGGCGTACGTCTCGGCAGTGGGGGTCTGATAGTTGCTCATGGCATCACCTTGTAAATGTCGAACATGACGGCTTCGGCTTCGGCGCGGGTGGGGTACGCGCGGTTTGGGTAACGCTCCCCGGTGATGAACTTGATGGCGTTGCGCAGGCGGACGTCGTTGAGTTTGCTGGTCAGGATGTCCAGCTCGAAGCCCCGGCTTGATTGGTAAACGTACATCTCAGTCTCCGTGTGGTTGGTTTCTGACCCCCTGATACACCGTACAAACCAAGGGGTCAACAGCTATTTTTAGTCGTCAAGGATGTCCCTGTTGATGCCAGACAAGGACGCTGGGTGCCGCAAGTTTTGCAAAGCTTTGGCCTCAATCTGGCGAAGGCGGGGCGCGCAAACGCCCTCAATCTTTCCAGCTTGACTTAGCGTCAAATCATCAAAAAACCGCATATTCAAAACCTTGCGCTGTCTGGGGGTAATCCTGTGCGTGTCGATGATCTGCATTGCGGCAAGCCTGATCGCCAGTTGGCCCTCTCCGCTTGCCAGTGCGGCGATCTGATCAACTGTAGCGTCTAGCTCCACTGTGGACTTCCGCAACGCGATCTGCCGCATGTAGTCCGGCCAAATCTCTTCCGGCTCAAGCCCCACGGCACTAGACAAATCGAAGGCCGATTCCTTCCATTCCCCGTTATGCAAGATGGGGGATTCTTTCATGATCAAATAGCGCGACACGATTGTCGGTCTGATGCAGCACTTGCGGCACAACTCGGCGGATGATCCGTATTTCTGGCGGATAGCCCGCAACAGTCTCCCATTGCGGACTTTGATCTGGATGCTGAAATCGCTCATTTAGCGTACACCCGGTGCCCCTTGATGCTCCACTTCTGGACATCATCCTCATCAGCCAGAACGGTCAGGACGGTCTTGCGGACATTGGCCAGACGAACCCCACCGAACCCGACGAAGATGACGTGGGGCAGTTCGGGGTGGAAGTCGTTAGGGAACAGCGCATCAGTGCGCTCGGCGTACTCAAAGTACAGGCCGTGGTCTTTTTCGTTGAAGCAACCAAGGACGCGGCCCTGATCGGCGGTGCGGTGGTCGTTGGTGTAGGGGGAAAAGGACATGATCGTCTCCATGTGGTTGGTAGGCCACCACTACAGCAGCCCACCGTACGATGCAACAACTATTTTTTGTTGGTCTTGGCAAGTTTCTTTTTGGTGCGTCGAATTTGCCTGTTTTCGACAAAGTCAGTAAGGATCATTGTGTTGGTGCCAGCCATGCTTTTGCGATGGAAAGCATAAGCACTGACCAGTTTTTTGCTTGTATCGCTCATAGCAGCCCCCGGCGTGTGATCTCGGCCCGCAATGCCATCATCTGGCGGGGGTGCCGGAAGAACGCGCGACACCGCTTCCATCCGCCCCGGTACAGCGCCAACAGATGGCGATCCTGCATGCAATCAAACATCCAGTGCCTCCATCAATGCATCTGCCGAACGCACAGCGTCCTTCCCATTGCCATGCCCACGGATGGTCATCCCCTGCATAATCATCCCGGCCAGCCATAGGCGGTCAGCGGCGTTGCGAGGGGGTTTAGGGGCTATGCCATTTGTGATCTCACGGATGATCTGTAAGGCCTTCTTTCCGATGAACGGAACCTGCATGATTTCCCTATCAGACATTGTGGCAAGCCTGCTGTCAGTCACGCCGTGATTTTGAAGTGCATGACGCGCCAATGTCGGAAGCAGTTCCATGATACCAATCATTTCGTGATCCTCACGTCGCTAAAGTTTCTGTTCAGTTCCCGGCGCAGATCGGACAGCATGGGGCCACCATACAGGCCCGCAGGCAGCTCTACTTCGTACAGGTCCGAGGTCTGCATGTATTGGATCGGGAAACGCTGCCCGGTCGCCGGAAACTCCACCCAGAACGCCCCCTTATGCTCGGCGCTCATTTCATGGCCTCCTGTGCCATCTTGAAATCCGTGAAGTCGCACTCCCCAGCTTCTGCGGTGCTGGAAAAACAGGCGGCGCAGATGATTTCATCACCCCATCCGCCGCGCTCGATTTCGCGCAACTCAACGTGAGCCTCGCCACACTCGTCGCAAGCGAGGCGGTGTTCCATTGGGCATGGCGTGGTCATGCCGTCACCATCGGGTACTTGTTGCGGGTGTCGGCACAGAAACCGTACCAGTGGGCGTTCAGGCGCTCCAGATCGGTGGTGTCGCCGTGCAGGGTGTGGATGCCACTGGGGCCTTCCATCACGAACAGCCCATTCCCGTAGGTCAGAGATGCCATCTCATTGCGGATGGCGGCGATGCCACCACTCTGCAGTCCGGCCCATTCGTAGAATTTCAGCATCTCAGTCTCCGTGGTTGATGTGGTTGTCCGCCATCATTGCCACATGCGCCGTACAGGGTCAATAAAAAAGATTGTGGGTTTTGACACATATTTCTGCTTGCATCGTACGGTGCATACTGTATGAAGGGGGAACCAACCAACCACAGGAGACTACCATGTCCTTCCATTCCAACATCGCATTGGCAGACCAGTACGCAGCCGCCAAGGCCGCTGTAGACGCAGCCACCGAGGCGCTGGACGCCCTCAAGGCCCAGATCAAGGCGTCGGGCATCGAACGCCACATCGGCGTCACCTGCGACCTCGTCCTGTCCCTGTCCGAACAGCGCCGGGTCGACACCAAGTTGTTGCAGGCCTTCCTGACCGAAGATCAGATCGAATCCTGCAAAAAGCCGATCTTGGTCGAAACCATTCGCGTGAAATGTAAGGGCTTGCAGGCCTAAGATCGCTTCAGGAAGCCGTGAACCTTCTCGGCTTCCTTTCT